CAATGACTTACGAGCGAACATTGCAAATCTTGTACGTACGTACTAACTTCTTAAACGGTGCGAGGCGCAACGCTAAGTAGGGAACTGGTCTTGGGGTTGTTTTGTACGGACGTACAAAGAAGTTAAACGGTGCGGTCAGGGCGCAACGCTAAGTAGGGAACTGGTCTTGGGCGGCGCTGGGCTGATGAGAGGCGAGGCGCAACGCTAAGTATGGAACTGGCTTCAAATTTGAAGCACAAAAAAAGGGAAGCACCGAAGTGCCTCCCTGTAGGTTTAAGATGTTTCTCTCTGTGCATACCATGCATTAGCGGCTGCTCTATCTGTCTTGACTGATTCGCCTACCATCCAAACCCAGCCGGTAGATGCAGCGACTAGCAGGCCGGACAGTAGCACCAGTATGTAACTGCCGTTCATATAGGCGATGTATGAAGTAGCCATGACAGCCGCCCCTAGTATGTATGCTAAGAATATTCGGATCATTTTGTTTTCCCTTTAAGATGTTAGTGATAGGGCACACACACGGTGCGCCCTAGGTTAGTTACTCTACGTCAAACTTTAAGTCTTCAGAGATACCGTATCCTGACTTACCTGCAACTATCTGAAGAGCAGTCAGTTTATATTCGATCTCATCAGCCGGTAGGTCTTCGCGGTTCAGTAGTCTATTGATTATCCGCTGGAAGTCTTTGATATCCTTCTCGGTATCAGTAGATTCTACTTTGGGAGTCACCTCAGGGTTACCCTTCTCGATAGTCCGCATACGTTCGCGTATCTTGCGGATAGTCTGATTCGCATCGGACTTAGCGGTCTCTAGTGCGACATAGACAGCGGGTTGTAACCCTTCTTTCTCTATCTTCTTTTTAGTCCACCCGTAGACTGTATTGAAACCGTCACGTTCTAGGAACTTAGTCGGTAACCCGTAGTCTTTAGCGGTAACATACCCAAAGGCAATATCTCGTTTGGCATTATCATAGAAGGCTTTGCGTCCCTTAAATGCCGCGTCGTCTTTGCCTAGGGCGAAGTCTTTAACATTCGCTGCTGTCCAGTCCATAGATGTCTGTCCACTATCTACCAGATTAGCGACGGTATCGCTCAACCCCTCCGCCGCCGCCTCTTTAGCGGCGTTCTCTTGACTATCTAGCTGCCCTTGATGCACTAGCCATTCAGTAACGGGTGGCGTTAATGCCGCGTTGCTGCCCTGCACTTTGTTTACCGCGTCAGCGATTAGGTCGGTACGTACTTCTTTTTTGACTGATTTAGTCATGGTTATATTCTCCTAAAGAATATTGTAGTGGGCATGATTGCCCGTATGGTTTGCATGATTGCGCCCCATGACCTTAATATCCCACGGTTTCTAGATCCTGCAATAGATAGCACCCCGCGAACTTTGTACGTACGTACAAAAGACGACTATCCAGACCCTACCCTACCCCTATGGGCCGCTGTACTGAGACGACACCATATGCTGCTAGTATTACTAATATCCTCAAATAAATCTGTCTCTAACCAAAATCCTCTGTTTCTTGAGGCCGTTCCCTACACAGGATACCCCCCACCCCTAAAATATAAGTACCTAGCCAAAAAAATTTTTTGTGGTATATTTCGCGCAACGGCTTATAGCCAGCGAAACAATTTATGACTTTAAAGCTAGAACCTGAGATAGGTGTATCTATTGCATCCGAAGTTCCGCCCGAAGATCTTACCGTTTGGGCAGAAGCTGCGAGTAATACCGCGCAGGAATTAGAAGAACACGGGCTAGATGTAGAACCTACCAAAGACGATAAAGACGTAGCAGCTAAATTAGCCGTTGCCTACGCTGACGACCCTGAAAAAACATCTAAGAAAGCCTCTACAAAACGTATTGCTACCCTTACCCCCGCATCTCTTATACTTACAAACACCATACTGCAAGAGTTTGGGCATTCTGTTGCAGAAAATGCCGTGCAGATACGGCACCTAGTCACAAACAAGCTGCTATTAGAGTCTGAGAACCCCGACCCACGTATACGTATGCGTGCATTAGAGCTTCTGGGTAAGATCTCAGACGTAGGATTGTTTGCCGAGAAGTCAGAAGTAACTATTACGCATCAATCAACCGATGACCTACGCGACAAACTACGTTCTAAGCTAGAGAAGCTGGTTAATCCAGAAGATGCCCTAGTGTTGGAAGGTGAAACGTTTGATATTGACGAAGAACTAGGCGCAGACGACTACGATGATTGAGGCCGTTCCCGACTTTACCGAGGAAGAAGTCCAGCAGATGCTGGATAATATAGATAACTTCAATGATACGGAGGTTGTTGAGATAAACCGTATCGTTGATGAACTATCAATACGTAAGATGAATCAAGCTGCCTACGATGATCTCATAGAGTTCTGCAAAATCATGCAGCCTGACTATATAGTAGGTAAACACCACCGTATTTTGGCTGATATGCTCATGGCAATTGAAGCTGGGGACAAGGATCGCATCTGTGTAAACATCCCACCACGTCACGGCAAGTCTCAACTTGTATCTATCTTCTTCCCAGCGTGGTACTTAGGGCGTAATCCTAATAAGAAGGTAATGATGGTGTCGCACACCACTGATTTGGCTGTAGATTTTGGTCGTAAGGTGCGAAACCTTATCTCTACAGACGCATATAAAGGTATTTTCCCTACTGTAGCTCTAGCAATTGACTCTAAGTCGGCTGGTAGGTGGAATACGAACTCTGGTGGCGAGTATTATGCCTGTGGTGTTGGCTCTGCACTGGCTGGTCGTGGTGCCGACCTACTGTTGATTGATGATCCGCACTCAGAGCAAGACGTTATTAACGGAAACTTTGCTGTATTTGAGAAAGCGTACGAGTGGTTTACGTTTGGTGCGCGTACTCGTCTGATGCCGGGTGGAAGTGTTGCAATAATTCAGACCCGCTGGCACCAAGATGACTTAACAGGGCGTGTTGTACGTGATATGGCTAATAATGAGCGGGCTGATGAGTACGACGTTATTGAATTCCCTGCCATATTAGAGATCATAGATGAAGAAGAGAATGAGATTGTAGAAAAGCCCTTATGGCCTGAGTTCTTTGACTTGGAAGCCCTGTTACGTACAAAAGCATCTATGCCTACGTTTCAGTGGAACGCTCAGTACCAGCAGACACCCACAGCAGAAGAAGCTGCACTGGTCAAACGTGATTGGTGGAATATATGGGAGAAGGAACAGCCTCCATCTTGCGAGTACGTCATAATGTCGTTGGACTCGGCGGCAGAAAAGCACAACCGTGCTGACTATACGGCGCTGACTACGTGGGGTGTGTTCCTCAACGAAGAGGAAGGCGCGTACCACATCATCCTGCTGAACAGTATTAAGCAGCGTATGGAGTTTCCAGAGCTAAAAGAGATGGCTATGGAGGAATACGCTGAGTGGGAGCCTGATTCGTTCATTGTAGAGAAGAAGTCATCGGGTACAGCGTTATACCAAGAAATGAGACGTATGGGTCTACCTGTGTCAGAATACACCCCTCACAGGGGGTCAGGTGATAAACTAGCACGGTTGAACGCAGTATCTGATATTGTACAGTCTGGTCTGTGCTGGGTTCCAGATACCCGCTGGGCAGAGGAGGTGGTAGAAGAGATTGCCGGGTTCCCCTTTATGAGTAATGATGACTTAGTTGACTCCACGGTTATGGCTCTTATGCGTTTCAGGCAAGGTGGTTTTATACGCCTACCTAGTGATGAGCCAGATGAACAAAGATACTTTAAGAGACGCGGAAGCGGCTACTACTAGAGACATATTATGGCTATTGAGAAAGGACTATACGCAGCCCCACAGGGCATAGACGATGAGCTTATGGAAGGGGAAGACGAAGGACTTGAAATAGAGATCGTCAACCCTGACATGGTGACACTAGACGACGGCAGTGTGGAGATTACTATTATCCCCGGTGCCGACTCTGTGTCTGGCGGGTTTGATTCTAATATAGCTGAAGAATTAGAAGAGTCTGACCTTAACGAGTTAGCAGATGAACTCATTGGGTTGATAGAAGCTGACGTGACAAGCCGTAAAGACTGGGCTGATACCTACGTTAAGGGTTTGGATGTTCTAGGCTTTCAGTACGAAGAACGTACAGAGCCGTGGGAAGGTGCGTGTGGTGTGTACTCTACAGTACTTGCCGAAGCTGCCATCCGGTTCCAAGCTGAAACTATGTCAGAGACGTTTCCAGCCGCAGGGCCAGTACGCACTAAGATCATAGGCGCAGAAGATAAGGACAAGGAAGAAGCAAGTGCCCGTGTAAAAGCGGATATGAACTACGAATTGACCGAGCGTATGGTGGAGTACCGCCCAGAGCACGAACGGCTTCTATACAGCCTAGGATTGGCTGGTAGTGCATTTAAGAAAGTTTATTTTGATCCAAACATAGGCAGACAGGTAGCCCTGTATATTCCTGCTGAAGATGTAGTAGTGCCCTACGGTGCGTCTACTATAGAGAGCGCAGAACGTGTCACGCACATCATGCGTAAGACCAAGAATGAGATACGCAAGCTACAGGTAGCTGGGTTTTATCGTGACGTAGAGTTAGGTGAGCCACAGACGTACCACACAGACATTGAGGAGCGTAAGGCTGAAGAAGGTGGCTACTCTATAACAGAGGACAACCGCTACTCTTTATACGAAGTACACGCTGATATGGTTATTG